AATTTCTTTAGCTCTTGAAACGACGCTTGATCGTTTGCTAGCAGAATCTAAGAAAGATTCATTGATAGCTAAGTTTGTATATAGAGCGTTGTAATGGGTATTGTATGCAAGTAAGTCAATAAGGACCGAAAGGCCAGCACCCTCAAAGTCATAATCAGCAAAAGCTGATTGTCCTTGTAAGAATGTTTTTAAGTTTGACTTAATTGTATCAAAATCTAACTCTGTAGTGTTAATGATTTTATTAGCTGTTGACATTATCGAGTTCTCGTTAGTACTAGATCCACTTGCAATGGCTTAGTAGTGTTTATGATAGTAAAGTATACTGATACATACACTTCATTGTTATCTGGAGAGATGGTAACTAATACCTCATTAAGTCTAACTCTAGGTTCAAAGTTGACTATGGTGTCAGTTATAGCTCTCTTGAGCATGACGTTTAACATTGGGGTGGCTGGCTCAAACAACAACCCTCTAATTTGTGAACCTATCTCTGAATGGAAAGGTCTCTCATAGTTCTGTGTTAGGACAAGGTTCTTTACTGATGCCTTGATAGCTTCTTCATCAAACTTACGGACGACATCCTTCGTTACTGGGTGTTTAGTAAAGTTGAGGTCTAAATCAGAGAATGTCCTAGTATTTCGTACCATAGCTTATTTATATGCTTTTATCCAAAGAATACATTAGGAGAACCTTCTGCTGAGGCTGATCCACATGAAATCATATCACCTATCCTAACAGCAGCCTTTCCATTGATAAACACGGTTGATGAGCCTTCTGCAGCCACACCATCATGACAAATAATAGTACAGCAGTGAGTCACCCAATGGTCATCTACTCGATGAGCACCGATTCCATTGATGAATACATTATCAGATGCCTCGTCATTAACTCTTGGAGGAAAGCATCCATGTCCTGTACAAACATCTCCTAATCTAGTAGCTGCTGGCATTATTCTGTTGGTGGTGGAACTGGATCACCATTGGCATCAGCTAATGTTTGTGTCCATGTTTCATCTTCGTTTTGTACTAAAACTGTTATATCAAATAGGCGAGATTGTTCAATGATCTCTAACCTGCGAGTCTTGATTGCTTCAAATGAATCAAGCTCTTCTTGTAATCCTGTAATTTGGTTATGTACTGCCCATTTTCTTGCCATAATTATCTCCTAACTAACTGCTCCATAAATTGTGCCTGTTACTGCATACGTGACTGAATATCCATTGAGTGCTATAGCTTTACCACCTGCTCCTCCACTTGCTGCTCCAAAGGCATTTCCTCCTGCTGCTCCCCAACCTCCGCCACCGGCACCAGCAAACCAAAAGTTACTAGAATATGGAGGACTTGATCCTGGAGAGTTACCAGAACCACCATTACCGGCACGCCAGTCGGAGTATCCACTGTAAGCTACCCCACCAACTCCAGGTAAAATTCTACCTCCGCCTCCACCGCCGAATCCATTATTTCCGTTAAATGTCATATTAACTGATCCGGCTCCTCCTGCTCCACCGCCGGGACTAGCCCGCGGGCTAGAATAGGGTGGGATACTATTTTGCCCAACTTCACCTGGGCCACCTCCAGCTCCTCCAATTCCTTGACCAGCGGGTTGCGTGAAAGAATTACCTCCATTTCCACCTCCTGCACCGCCTCCACCGCCAACGACATAACATCCTCCCCCACCACCGCCACCAGCTATATAACTATTATTGGTTATAGTAACATTATATGATATACTTAAAGCAGGTCCTCCGGATAACCCGCTATTTTGAGAATTATTACTTGTACCTGTCGCACCATTTCCACCTCTGCCTATAATATAGCCATTATTCACTAATGCAATAGTATCACCAGCTGAGAATCCTGATATAGTTAGTCCAGCAACTGATGTATTTGTAGAATAAACATACACTCCACTATTAACTGTTATGGTTAAGTCTGTCTTTCCAGCTATATATCCAGCTACAGCAGCTGGATTAATTGTAGTTTGTGTAGTATTACTAGAGAAAATATAACTCAATACTGCTCTATTAGATTTACCATATCCATCTGCAGCTAACCTAATCCTACCAGAAGAAACACCAGTCAAAGTCCTAACAGTAGCTTGACCTAAAGTTATACGTGTAGTAGATGATAATCCTAATTCAGTATTAACATCACTTAATTTAATTCTTCCGCTAGATGGTAAAGCCATGATTAAGTAATAGTCTCAAATGCTATGACATCACCAGTTACACTAAAGTTTCCATCTATATCTAACTTAGCTTTGTTTACACCACCAATTGAAAAGTATAAAGCTCCTGTGGCACCTGATGCGCCAGTAATTGTCCAATTTGATGTTTTAAATGATGCACCAGTTATAGAGCCTGTAGCTCCTGTCGCGCCAGCACCTGCTACTAAGGTTGCAACGTTTACAAAGCTAGTTGCACCAACTACAGCGGTTGCTATTGCTGCATCTAAATATGTAAAGTTATCATCAAGTAACGATAGTTGTATCGAACCTGATAAATTAGCGAGAGTATTAGGTATAGTCATTAATTATTCCAAGTAATTGTGTTACCATTAACATTATTCCATGTAACGGGTTGTCCACTGTTATTTATCCATACTATGCCAGAAACTTGTGAAGGATGTACATATCGTAATAGTTGATCTCTTCCATAAGTCCAATCATTAGTAACTGTAATAGTATAGGCTTTTGTTTCTCCATTAGCAGTCGCGGTATATGTATAAACATAATTTACCCGCGTATCTGCATAATAGTAATATATCTCTGATAATGTGCCATTATTAACCGCATTTTCTATTGCTTGCCAAGTTGTAACAGTAATGAACTGATCATCAATAGTCCTATATGCTATCTCTCCTACAAATACGTCAGAGTAATATCCAGATATAATATTTCCAGATATAGTAATCGTAGGATTGCTTTCAGCTGCAGTTATAGTTACTGGATAACTAACTCCAGCACCTGTAGCTCCTGTAGCACCTCCTGATACATACGTTATAGTATGACTTAAATTCTTAAACTCATTTAACGTGTTTAATGATGTAGTAGTTGGACTAAATGGCATTATGCTATCAGCGTAAACTGTCCTGTATCACCAACTTTGGTATGGTCTCTCATGGTAAATGCCATCTGTCTATTAGCAGTATACTTAAATGACACATGGATCCATACAGTATTTGCACCAGAATATTCTAGTATTAGTTGGTCATATGGTATTAATTGTTGTATAGCTTGAATGGCATCATAATGTTTCTGTCTACTAAATCCTGGGATTACAATGTCTGCAGCTTGACCTAGGTAATGTTGTGATGTCTTGCTAGACGCAGCCACATCGTTAGGTCTTCTAAATCCTGAAGTAATGATCATACTTGGATACAGCCTAATAATAGGCTCTAAACAATTCTCAGCAAGACCTTTAAGATTACATACTATCTCTTGTGCAGTTAATCCTTGCTGATTGACTGGCATGCGTGTGCCGTTTTTAGTTAATGATCCAAGATTAAAGTGTGTTGACAATTGTAAGTCTGGAGTAAACTTATCCATACTACTAATTAAGTTACAGCTTTGTGGTAATGGTGCCACATCATTAGGACTTGCTGTCGCTGATCCTTGTGCTGTACCAAAATCTTTCTCATCAGCTCTTAATGTACCATCGCTAATTTGTTTAGCAGTATAAGCGGTAGCATCACCCTCTTCTGGAGTCTCATAATGTGCGGCGGCCTCTGCCCCACGAGTTATGACTACTAAGTCTGTAAACTCTGGCAATTCTGGAGTAGCAACAGAAAGTGTATCTAATCCAGAACCAGATGCATCTCCAGCTGTTCCGCTATTCATGTCTACACGTACGGCATCAACATTAAATGTTGCTCCAGCTTTAAAGCTTTGTGCCGCGGCGGACTGTACGTTAATGCTATTGGCCGATTTTATATTCATTGGACCAGTATGCGTTTCTAAGTTAATTCCTGAAGCTTTTAAGTTATATGTGCCTGCTACATCAACATTCATGTTTCCAGTAACTTTCATGTTAACATTACCGACTACTTCAAGGTTCATAGCATTATTAACTTTAACGTTATGATCACCATCTATAGTGACATCCATGGTACCTTTGATGTATACATGGCCGTTTCGTTCAAGTATCTCGTAGTTATCTCCAACTATCCTATTGACTTGTGTGCCATTGGCATCTATCTCAGTGAAGGTGCCGCTCTTATGATATATGTGTACGCGTTCAGAGTATTGGGTATCATCAAACTCCATGATATGGCCGGACTCTGTCATGAATACATGATTATAAGGATATGAAGCATTGTAAGGGATATGAGCTTGATCCCAAGTTTTACCAGCGGCAGTCAGCACTGCTTTCTCTCTTGCTAATTCTTTCTTGTAGACTATAGTCTTCTTGATGTCTTCATGTCTAGCTAGTTTATTAGTGTCAGGTTCATTTAGATATAATGGATACTTGCCTTTAGGATCTTTAAATCCCATAACAACAGCAGCACCGCCATTATTAAGGCCTGAACTAGTATTAGATGAATCAACAGGAGCATTGGCTCCTTGTACTGGAGTTAGATCTCCTGAAATACTAGGTATACCATCTTTTAAGAATAGATCTTTTTCTGCAGACCTGCGTTTAGTTAGACCAGCTAATACTACTCCACCGGCTTTATTATAGTCTAAGAATGATGTCGCGGTATCTAGATATTTTGTAGTGTTTAGTTCTTTTAATAGTGTAGACTTACTTAAATTACCAGAACCTAGGTTATATGTAAAACAACATAGTGCGTCATACATTGATTGGGTGATTGGAGCTTTAACTTTTGTGTTTATTATAGGAGACACATTATTCTCTATATGATCTAACAAATACTCGTCAGCTTGTGCTTGAGTAATAGTTTGACCTTCATAGACTGCAACCCCATTAATAGTTGTAGTGCCGTAGCCTATAGTCCATATACCAACAGAGTCTTGATACGCAGTTAGTCTTAATCCTTCATATTGTTTGATTAAGTTTATCGCATCTGACGACGGAGTATACTTACTTGCAAGATTTAACCCAACATCTTCTTCTCCAGGAGTTGAGGAAGTATTAGTTACAGTATCGCCATTGGTGTTTGTAGTAGTTTGACCATCTGAACCCGCGAGCATACCATCTTCTTTGAGGATCATCTGATCATTGTCTTGATCTATGGTACCCTGTGCTTGTGGTATACCGCCGATTGTACCTAAGATGATTGGTTGTTGTTCATCATCGTCTCTGAACATGATAACGACCCATGAACCTTCAACTGGACCTAACGGAGTATGACCTACTCCTGATATACCCGCCGAGGTAATAGGTTGCATAGGATATGCCCATGGCAAATCTTCTGTCTTTAACTGGGTCTTATCACTATTGTGTAGACCTACCACACGAACCTGGCATCTACCAAGTTTTAATGGATCTTGTCTATTCTCTACGCATCCTGTATATAAATGCATTACTTCCCACCTTTATCTAAATCTACTATAAATGAATCCTTCATTAATTCCATATGGCATTGGTGCTTCTCTCTATTGATAAAATGATTGATACCTGATATCAGATAGTTTCCAGAGAACATATTATCTACTGTGTCTTGTTGCGAATCTGCACCTTCTATAGGGTTGAACTTATTAAGTTTAACTCTTACTTTTTTGCCGACAGTATAGTCAGTTCGACCAGGAACTACTATCTGTATCTTAGTTGCTTCTGCTTGTCTTAATTGCGACATGCGTTTTTGAATAGTCTTAGAGTTAGTTACATCACCAAAGTTATTAAAATTACCATGATATTTGGGATAAGTAAAACCCATCGCATTAAATCTTCTTATTGATTTGTTTGATGCAGATGCAAACTCATTTAAATGAGCATTCTTATTAAAGTCTTCTAGCATATCAAACGTCTTAACTACGTACTTCTTAGTTACTAAGTCATAGTTAGTCATCTTATTTGCATACATACCTGATCTAACTTTATCCATATAATCAAATATTTCTGGTATAGTTATATCAACGATTCGTTGATACTCTTTTTCAACATTTCTATATGTTCTGCCATCTGCAGTAAAGTCTCTCATGTAATTATCTTGCACAAACTCTTGTATTACATCGCCTTTATATAGGTAATCTAATGATACAAAATTAAGACCTAACCTATTTTCAAAGAATAAGTAATTAGCAGCACCATCTCTATTTGAAGCAGTCTCGGCTGTATAATTAAGACTCTTTACTGGTGGCCAATAGTTTGCTACAAACTTAACGCCATTAGGTGTTTCTTCAATGATAGCAGATTTCTTAGATTCTAACCCATCAACTCCAGTAATAATAGCTCTTGCTATGTCTGAGCATTTTCCAGAATAAGCTTTACTTGTAGCTTTATTAAGGTCGACGATAGCTTCCCGTGATATGAAATGTAGTTCATATATAGCACTCCTATCACCCTTTGCAATTCTATTTGTCATCTTATAGATATAGAATTGATCATTTATTGTTTTGTCTTTGCCTTCAAATGATGGCGTATGTATCTTGATATTAACAAACTCTTCACCTACAAAAGGAAATAAGTTTGTAAGATCTAATGAATCTTTTAATGCTAAGACACCAGACATGAATGGAGACCATAGATCTTCATATAGTTCTATAGCTACTACTTGATTGGTTACATCTTGACCAAACCCGTTCGATGATATGATACGAATTTCATCAAATGCAACGTCTCCTGCGAAACGTATGGCTTCATTATAAGCTGGCATTATATAATATCTTTAAAGTTTTTGAGGATAGTGTTTAATAATGATGGAGTGATTAATTTGATCCTGCGCTTTGATTCATTTACAGAAACCTCATAATCATAATTAGATACGGAAGTGCCTTGACTGGAATCTACTATAAATCCATTTGCATTTACATAGTGATGTATATCATATTCATTACCAGAACCATACTTATTAGTGATGTGTTTTTCTAATTCATAACTTGGTAATGGAAAATCATCAACGTAGTTATATTTATCATTACATAGCATGACCACCCAATGATATAGAGGAGTGCCATATACTTTTTCTGATATGATCTCTGGGGTCTCACCGTCTCTAATATCATACTCATCATATAAAGTTACGCTAGATAATATCTCTTTACGAATACGAACGTTTTGTGAGATGTCTTTGACTAACTTATATTCAGTCTTACCATTGATCTTAAAATCATATAAAAATGTAGGGAAGTTTTCGAAGTACATTATAGTCTATCCTGTATTTTTTCTTTAGTAAGGGTTGCAAGCTCTTTAAAGGTTAATGTTACATTAATTTGTGTTGGCATACCATTTTCAAATGCGGCAAACTGTCCATTTGGAGAATAGTTAACTACCATATCTGTAAGTACACACGACGTATGTCTATTAACATTTAAGTTTTCTTGGCCATTATTATAATAGAATATGTCAAACTCTGATGGATATATGTATAAGAAGTTATTCGCATCTTTAAACTCTGGATGCATATGATACTTGAATTCATATATGATGTTTAATACGTTCTCTGCTTCTTTAGCGTCTCTTGGATAGAACTGATAGTCAAATGTAAAATTTCTAAAGTTAACATGTTTAAATATTTGTTCTTTTCTAGGATTGGGCGCAAGACCAGTAATCTTAGAGATTCCTCCGGTACCAGGCAATTTAAGACCTTGTGATAATGCTGCAGCTACTACAGCATTGCCTGAGGATGCCGCAGTATCGCTTAAACCATTTTGTTTTACTGCTTCAGCAAGAGCAGCAGAACCACCAGCTGCAGCCAAACCCATAGCATAAACGTCAGTATCTTCTTCATCATAGTTGATACTATATGTAGTAGACATATTGTTTGGTGTGTGTAATGCGATTGCTGTAGCTAATCTTTTCTTTGCACCTGAGAACGTAGATGCTACAGTTTCTAAACCTAACGCTCCTATAGCAGCTATACCTGCAGCTTGCGCTGCAGCTTTTTTATCTCCACCTAATAATGCTCCACCAATACCCACAGCGGCAGGAGCAGCTACAGCACCCAATGCTCCAGTATCATACTTATTAGATAAAGCTGTTAAATCTCCATTATCTCTTGGAGTATTATCTTCTACAGTTTGTGTACTTGGATCTTTAAGAAGTTTTGAATCAACCGCAACATTGATATAGAATATGACATAGTTGCCGCCATACTCTCCTACAGGACCCATTAAATCATAAGGATATGAATGCTGTGATATATTATACTTATTAGTGTCAAACGAAGCAGGTCCACCTCTACTGTTATAAAGAGTGCTACCTGAATAATCTCCTATTTTCGATTGTTCTGATTTTGGTAATCGTGCTGCATCTATTTGACGTGGAGTTGGCATTGCTCCTGATGCAAAATTAGCTGCATTTAATCCTTGTGGTCCTAGTGCCATACTTGCTCCTGCATATGTTTATTATTATTTATATGATAAATAAGAATATGTTTCATAAACGAAGATACAAACCAATGTTTCCTGAGAAGTATGAAGGAGACCCTACCAACATAATCATGAGATCCAGTTGGGAGACCCGCTTTGCATCATGGTGTGATAAGAACCCATCTATATTAAAATGGTGTTCTGAGGAGACTGTGGTCCCATATAGATGTCCTACAGATAATAGACTCCATAGATATTTCATAGACTTTAAGATCCGTGTTAAGACGCGAGATAACCAAACAAAAACATATCTTGTTGAAGTTAAACCAGCTAAACAAACCCAGCCACCAGAGTATCCAGGTCGTAGGACTAAACACTATATTACAGAATCAATGTCTTTTATTAAGAATCAGGCTAAATGGAAAGCCGCTACAGAGTATTGTAAAGATAGAGGATATGAGTTTGTTATCATCACAGAAAATGAATTAGGCCTGAAATAACATATAAATAATCAAATGGCTCAGCAATTAAAAGACGTATTTAAACAGAATCCATATGAACTAAAGCAGGCTGCATTTAGGTCAAGGGCATGGTTTCAACAACAAGCTATCTTACTTGGTAGACAGAATATTACCCGTCAAAAGGTAATGAATTCAAATCCAAAACAAGTAAAAGCTCAGGTCGTTCCAGGCAGTTTGTACATGTTCTTCTATGATCCTAAGCATAAAGATACCTTACCATACTATGATAAATTTCCATTAGTATTCCCATTTAAAAGAGTTCCGGGTGGATTTATGGGATTAAACATGCACTATATACCATACCAAATGCGTGTCATGCTATTACAAAGATTAATGGATTTTGCTACTGATAGTAACTTGACTGAAAATACTCGTCTTAAGCTTTCTTGGAAACTTATAGGCGGGGTGTCTAAGTTTAATTGGGCCCAACCATGTGTTAAACACTACCTAAATGATCATGTTAGATCTACATTTAGGAAGATAGATGCTCCTGATTGGACTACGGCTATGCTGTTGCCAGTAGAACAATTTGTAGGAGCTCAAAAAGCAAAAGTCTGGAAAGACTCGATAGGATAATAATGGCAACATTAAACGAATTCATATCAGCTGTAGCTGGAGAAGGATTGATGCGAACTTCGCGGTTCGCTGTCATGTTCACATTACCAAATGCTATAGTTGAAGGTAAGTACAGCAGAGACCTAAGAAAAGTATTATTATATTGTGATAATATAAATTTACCAGGTATTACACTAGAAACTACTGCGGCTAAGACGTTTGGCGAGGCTCGCGAGATGCCACATAATAAATTATTTGATACAATAAATATGGGATTCTATGTAGACAACTCCATGTCAGTTAAGTTATTATTTGATAATTGGATGGGTGCAATACAAGATCCAGTGACAAGAACATTTAGTTATTATAGAGATTATACTACGGATATTGTAATAGATGTATTTGATGTTGCAGATAAGAGTCGCTATCAAGTTACATTATATCAGTGCTATCCTAAAGCTTTAAATCCAGTGCAAATGGATTATGGAAATAAAGAAGTCATGAAGATGGTTGTAGCTATGAACTACAAATATTGGAGATCTTCAGCCACAACAAATACTTATAGTAATAATTCAGGTATTGGTGATTTATTCTCCAATTCACAAGATTCTCTTAATGAATATTTAGGTGATACGGCAGAAATACCTGATACTTACTATACAAACTTTAATCAATATCAAACCGGATTTAACTCATTTGAGCAAGGTAGGGCTTCATTATTCTCATCAGAAACAGCTTCAGTTGGTCAAGGAAGCATAAAAATATAAGGAAATAAAATGGCAGATATAAAACAAGGTGTAAGCGATAATGCTTACAGACAATTAGCAGAAGCAGATACAAATGGTGACGGCTATGTAAGTAGCCAAGAGCTAGCTATGTACCTAGAGTTTAAACGCAGAGAGCTTGAAGATCAAGACGCTCAGCGCGACGCTATGCGTAAGATGACATGGTTCGCTCTATGGGGCATGTTACTCTATCCAGTAACGATCGTTATTGCTTCATGGTTAAACGTAGATGATGCAGCAACTATTATCGGTAATATTGCTCCTACATACTTTGTAGCTATCTCAGCTTTAGTTGCAGCTTTCTTTGGTGCTAATGCATATTCATCATCAAAAAAGTCTGAAGCGGCCGTTCCGCCGCCTATGCAACCAATGGCGTTAAGATCACAAGCTCCTAGATCAGAGCCAACACCTCCTGCACCACCAAGTGTAGAGGATTATAGTGAATCAGAAACACCAGCTGCTCCTGCAGCTAGAGCAACACCAACACGTAAGATTATGTAACATAAAGGTATATTATGAAGTCTGATGAAAATTTATCAAAGATATTTGATGTAGAACCTCTTAAACAGGGTGAAGTTGCAAGCACGGGACAAGAGATTGTCCCAGCTTCTAATAAGGTAGAAGAGAACGTCAACTATGACTATGATTCTGCTAGAAATAATCTACACAAACTATTGAATCAAGGACAGGATGCATTGTATCATGCACTAGAGATAGCCAAACAATCTGAGCATCCGAGAGCATTTGAAGTAGTAGGTAACTTAATGAAACAACTAGCTGACACTAACGAACAGCTACTAGCATTGAGTGAACGTAAACAAAAGTTGGATGCACCTAAAGCTAACGCTGAAGGCCAACCAAATAAACAAGTCACTAATAATAACGCAATATTTGTGGGATCTACAAGTGAATTGAGTAAGATGATTAAAGACATGAATAAAGGAGAATAGTATGGCATTACCAAAGATGAATGCACCATTATATAACGTGACGATCCCTTCTACAAAGAAGGAAGTAAAGTTTAGACCGTTCCTAGTTAAAGAAGAGAAGTCTTTATTATTAGCTCAGCAGTCTGAAGATCCAAAAGTCATGATAAACACACTTAAGTCTATTATTGAAAACTGTATAGTAGATAATGTTGATGTTGATAAGTTAGCTACGTTTGACTATGAGTATTTGTTTACACAGATACGAGCAAAGTCTGTAGGCGAGATAGTAGAGTTATTATTCTTATGTGACACATGTGATGATGATAAAGCTAAAGCTCAAGTTAACCTTGATATCTCTAAGTTTGCAGTTGAGTTCCCAGAAGGACATGATAACAAAATATCTTTATTTGATGATGTAGGTATCGTTATGAATAATCCTACTCTTGCTACTTTAGATAAGTTAGAAAAGATAAAAGAAGGTGACATTAATAGTATATTTGATGTAGTAGCTGACTGTATGGAATCAGTCTATACCACAGAAGAAGTGTTTAATACTAAAGATCAAACTAAACAAGAAGTGATTGATTTCCTTGAGAACTTAACTCAAGAGCAATTTAAGAAGATTGAAAGCTTCTTCTTAACTATGCCTAAGCTACAGCAGACAGTTGAATATGATTGTCCTGTATGTAATAAGCATCATGTTAAGACGATGGAGGGTCTGGCAAGTTTTTTTTAATTAATCTCAGTCACGAGAGCTTAGCCAACTATTATAAGATGAACTTCGCTCTCATGCAATACCACAAGTATTCGTTGACTGAGATTGAAGAGATGTTCCCATTTGAACG